AAAGTATATTTTATCTTGCTCTAATTGTGCAACACAAGCACTCATCGGGTCTACGTTAAAGTCCATTCCAATATGTAAAGGCTTCTCCCAATCAATCTCTTTTTTAACTACATTCTCAACAGGGTGAAAGTTGTAATAAACAGAACCAGCATAGTTTTCAAACGTGCCTTCAAACTCTTGTCTAAAAGTTCTAATATCAATATCTTGTTTAGCCTGTTCTATTTCATCTGCTGAAACCATACCACCTTCTAAAGTAGTATATTGGTAGCTATCCCATTCATCATCTTGCTTACCTTTTAAATATAATTCATATGACCAATTACCATAGCCTTTTGGAGTACCACAGAATAAGACTCTACCTAATGTATCAGCAACAGAGGCACGTAACACTTCGTACCATGCTTTTTTATTTATATCTGCAAACTCATCTAATATAAGAAAGTTTAATCCACTACCTCTTAACGCATCATAATTATCAGCACCCTTTAATGAGATTGTACTATGGGATTTTCTAATTGTAATAGTCATAGTAGTTTCGTTAATATCTTCTATCCAGTTAAACTGATTCAACATCTCTTTTAGATTAGACCAAACGATCTCTTTAGCCATTTTAAATGTTGGTGCTACATACCAGATTTTCTGATTAGGTTGAGTTGCATACTTCATCATCTCGGTAATACATAAATAGGTTTTACCAAATCTTCTTCCTGATATTAAGATTCTGAATCTTGCCTTAGAACTACTTACTTTAAGTTGGGGTTTTGTCAGAGATATTTTCATTACAGAAATAAGTGATATAGAGTTTATCCTTATTTATTTGTTCTTCCATTTTTGTTGTGTATTCAATAGTTAATTGACTTCCACCTATAACACATTCAGACCATTTATCAAATTGAGTTGGTAATACTTTAGGAGATGTACAATCTCCTGTAATAGCTGAACAGATTGCAAAGGCTAATACATAATACATTATTGAAGTGGGTTTTTAGATGCTTCTTTTAATTCTTGAATCTCTAGCTTTAAAACTTCTATTTCTTTTTTTAGAATTTTAACATCAGTATTATCGTGAGCATGATCGTTATTATGACTATGTGTTTTAAGTTTCTCTTTTATAACTGCTATATCTGTACTGTTATCTGTTATTGCAAATCCGTTAGTTTCAATGCCTGTTATATCTGGTGCAGTTTTGTTTGATAATTGTTCTATTGTAGATTCCATCTTAGCAAACTTTGTAAATCCAGCACCAATAGAAGCTATAAGCCCTAAGATGACTACTATGTTTGTTAGATTATCTTTAATATTTTTAACCATTTTTTAACTCCTTTAACTCTAAAAGTAATATTCTTTTCTTATACTTTATTTCATTTAGTTTTTTAATCTTGATCTCCATTATATCATTATCAGTATATTTAACTAAATCAACATTAGCATATATAGACCTATTATCAAATATTTCGATCTGATTCAAATAAATATCTTTAGGTGTATAAAAAGTAGTATTATTATAAGCAACTAATGAAGCCTGATCGTTCTGCATAGCATCTAATTTAATGATGTTTTTAATAACTAAGTTCTTAGCATTATCTTTTACTTGTGCATCTACTTTAGCCATAATCTTGTCTATTTTAGGCTTCTTTGTTTTTTTACTTGCTACCTTTGTTTCAACTTCTTTTTTAGGTGCTTCTTCTGTGGTTTCCTTTGGTGCTTCCTCTATCACTTCTTCTTCTTTAGTTTCTTCTGCTATCTGTTCTGGTTCTTCTTCTATAACTTCTTCTGGCATCTCCTCTTTAGCTTCTTTGATAATTTCTTCAGTTATAATTTCTTCCTCTGGTTTTTCTTCAATAATTTCTTCTACCACTTCAGACATTTGTTCTATGATTTCAGGTTCTTTTTCAGGCATAGATATTATCTCTATAAATTCTTCAATCTCTATTTCTTCTTTCATTGGTGGTGCTTGTACTATTTTAAATTCTTCTTCAAACTTAAATTCTTCCTTAAATTCTACCTCTTGAAATATCTCCTCTTGTAACTCCTCAAATATGTTTTCTATTTCTTCTATAATTTCGTTAGATAAAACTTCATTATCATAAGTCATAGTAACAACTATATTATCTACATTTGCACCACCTAGTGTTGAGGGTGCGTTAGCATCAGTTCCAGCAATATTAAGATTACCTAAATTAGAATCTACTCCATTATATGTAAGTGAGTCTGTAAAATTAGCACCATTGATATTAGTTACATCAGTTCTAATTTTTGTGCTTGTGGCTAATACATTACCATCTGAATCTTTGATCTTTAATGTAATTGTAAATGAATCTGCATTACCACTACCACCCCAACAACCAGCTACACCACACTCTCCATTCTGTACTTCTACTGTGCTATCTAATGTAATCCCATTATCTAACATAGCTTGTGATATGGTTTCTGTTGTTAAATTAAATTGTTGTTCTATTGAACCACTATCTCCAAACTCTAAATCATAATTACTAGCTACATTGTTTAGTGTGCAGCAATCACTTAATACTTGAACATCTCCATTAGTAGTCCAGCCATTAGCATTTCCTGTTTCAAAATTATTATTAATGATTAGGTTATTTGTTGTTATTTCTTCTGCTAAAGTTATATGGGTTAAGAGTATCAGCCCACTTATTAGAGAGATAATTCGCATAAGCAAATCCTATTATTATTGTTATTATCCAAATCATTATTTCCTTACTGAATCTATGAAACTATAAACCCTACCAAATTGTTTATCAATACTAAATAAGTCTTGTTGAATCATGGTTACTAAAAGCTGTAATTCTATTAATGTAACTAATGTCCATGTTGCTAAACCCATTAGGATTGTACCTAGTAAGCCTATTAACATAGTATTAGTTTTTCTACTCATTTAGTATGTAATTCTAGCTTTTTAGATTCTACTTTGTTTATCTTTTTATCAATCTTCTCTCTTTTTTTAATTCGTTTAACATAAGTTTCATAGTCAGGTCTTTCATGGTCATACTTATTCCATATAGCTAGTGCATCTTTACCTATCTTGCCATCTATTGGACAAGGTGTACCAGCATTAATCATAGCTTCAAAGACTCGTTCATCTTGACACAATAAAGCCACACTTCCTACTTTCATACCAAAGTCATATAGAACTTTAGCTAATTTAATTCTTTCACAGTTCATATCTCTATTAGTCTTTCCACCAGAGAAGCCTGTTCCAAATGTCTGAATACCTACTGATACTCCTGTTGCACAAACGTCTTGTGATTGAGCAGAAAATGATGGTGCAGAAGCTGTTGGTGGTGCTGATTTGATATTAGAATTAGATGTACTATTTGTAGTTGAATTAGATGAACTTCCTGTTGCATAGTTAGTAGTTGCAGTTGAAGTATATCCACCCTCGATTGCAGTATTACTTCCTGAATTATTTGTTTGAGTAGAATCTGGATATGCCGGTTTAACAAATAAAGCTAATAAGCAAAACAATACAATCAATAGTCCTGTAAAATAATAGTTCATATTAATTCTCATAAATTATTTCTTCTTCTTTTTAGGTGCATCTGAAATAAACTTATCAAATAAGTTATCAAGCATACCAAAGAATTTATAAAAGAATCTATCTATCATATCTTAAATCCTTTTTTCCATGATTGAATAGCCCAATAAGCTGGACTTAAATTCTTCTGGCCTTTAACTTTAGCCAATATAGGTCTGAATCTAGCAAAGAAACTCTTTTGCCTAGCTGGAATATTCTTCTTGATAGACATTTCTTTAGAGCCAAAATTAACCTTCTTAACTCTGCCAGAACTCTTGTCTTTTACGAATACTTTGAACTTCTTAACATCTCCACGAGATGGTTTGTTAAGTTTTACAGTTCTGTTTTTATATTTAGCCATATGACATAAATATCACACAACAATCTAAATTTGAAGTTTTATCTCTGGAAGAATCTCTTTCGCCATTCATGGCAAACGTAAGTATCTTTAACAGCTTTACTTCCCCATCTACCACAGAATGATCTACGATTACTGTAGAGTCCACAGTTACCACAGGCCTCTTTATTTAAACTCTTTTTAAATGATTG